TACTGTGTATGTTGCTGCTACCGTAGATACCGTAGCAGCCAGTAGTAAAGTGTTGACGTTTATAATAGACCCTGAAGTTATTACAGCAGGATTGGCTAGAGCAGGTGCGGGCAATGCTGAAATACAACTGGCAGCTACGACAGATTTTGTGAATGACATTCTAAATGGCGCTGTCGTGACGATAACAGCGGGAACGGGTGTGGGGCAGCAGAGGATTATAAATGATTGGGTTGATACAGGCGAAACGGCAACTTTAGAGGTAAATTGGATAACAAATCCTGATGCAACATCAAAATATGAAGTAAGATTAGCCTCCGTGAACGTCCAAACAATAAAAAATTCAAGCCCTATTGCAATGACTGATATTACAGACACAGGAAACCCCATAACTTTGACCGGGGCGACCGGGGCGATTGCTTTAGTAACAACTACGACTACCGCAACAAACCTCACTGCTCTTACCGCTGGTACGGTAGATGTGGACTTTAACAGCATGGCAATTACGTCTACAACTGGTGATGCTGTTACAATTACATCAGGTGGAGGGGACGGGCATGGTGTTAAAGTTACTGCTAATGGTAGCGGTGATGGGATAAATATTACTGGGGGTTTAACCGGTGACGGCATCAACCTTTCTGCTGGAGCAACCAGTGGGACAGGCCTATCTGCTACAGGGGTGGGTGCTGGCTCAGGTTTTTACGCAAGGGGCGGAGTAACAGCCGGTTCTGGTATTCATGCGGCAGGTTATGGTGGTGGAGCAGCAATGTATTTAAGGGGTCAGGGGGCGGGCAATGGGCTCGATATTGCCGGTGGTACAACCGGGCACTCATTTGATCTTACAACTCTCGCTGAAATAGCAACTTATGTATGGGTGAGCGACATCTCAGGTGTTTCAACCGCAAACTACGCAGGAACTATATTAAATGATGTACCTAGTACAGCAGAGTTTGAAAACAGAACAATCAGCACTACTGCTGCTGGCAATATGGAAGACACTTATGATGGTACTGGTTATTCAAATGGTGTAGCACCAGCAACGCAGGAGCAACTTGATAATATAGCCAATACAGGTGCTGCAATTAACAAATTAGCAAGTGGATCTGAAAATATTACAGGAACACCTACTAATACTTACACATCTACACAGGCTCTTGATGGTGTTTACCATTCTATCGCGCCAGCCACAACCACGATAGCAGTAGATTATAATTTTGATATCGGAACGACAGGCGTTCCAGTTTCTGTGACACTTGTAGGCAGACTATATGACCCACCAGCAACAAGCAATTCAATAGAAGTATTTGCATATGATTGGGTTGCTTTGGATTGGTCTCAAGTTGGTGAGTTGACTGGCACTGCTTCTGCCAATGATGCATTTTATACTGTCATCCTTTTCTCAAAACACGTTGGAACTGGTAGTAATGATGGATTGGTTAATATCAGATTCACAAACGCAAGTATCGATTCTGGTACGATCTTTTATGCTGATTTGATTTATTGTTCATATGCTGTTGTTTCTTCAACCCTTGGGTATGCTAACGGTTCTATATGGGTCGATACAGTTAATGGCACTGCTGGGACTGTTGAGGGTGTAAACGGTGTGGCTGATTTTCCGGTCGATTCATGGGCGGACGCTGTAACACTGGCTGGACTTACTGATCTTTATATTTTCCAGATAACAAACGGTTCTGCTATTGAATTAACAGGTAATAGTGATAATTATATGCTGCATGGCATAGAGTACACACTTGCACTTGCAGGACAGTCTATTGCAAATTCGCACATAAAAGGTGCTGTTGTTTCTGGTATCAGTGCTGGCACGAGTGCGAGATTTGAAGATTGTAAAATTGGTATAGTGTCACTTACGGCTTGTGGAATGAAACATTGTGCTTTTCAATCGGATATTACTTTGCTGTCGGCAGGCACTTATATATTTGATAATTGCTTTTCCGCTGTAGCAGGGATAACTATACCAAGTATTGATTTTGGTGCTGCTCTTGGCGACACAAATCTTAATCTCAGACATTATTCAGGTGGTATTGAGATTAAAAATATGGGTGGTACAGGTACAGATAAGATGAGTCTTGAGGGTTGGGGACAATTAGTTATTGCTGATAGTTCTGATGCTGGGACGATAGCCATACGAGGTGCATTTACTATTACTGATAATGCTGCTGGCGGTAGTTTCTCCGGCACACTATCGGATAACGCCAGATATGATACAGGCCAAATCGCTAGTGAATTAGCAACATATGATGGACCAACAAACACTGAGATGGAAGCAAGAACACTTTTAACAGCAAACTATTATGACTTTACAACTGATAGTGTTCAATTATTAACCACGGGTGGTTCTGCTGGAATAAATGCAGAAGAATTAGTTGATCTATATTTTGCAGAAATAATCGAAGCTACTTATACTTATAAAGATTTGATCAGAGTAACAGGTTCTTACATAGCTGGCGACTATGTTATATCTGGCACCACTTATACATATGAAGGACTTGACGGAGCCACTACAAGGATTGTTGGTGCTGCTTCCAGTTCTGGCAGAACTATGTCAACTGTGAGTGGGGATTAAATCATGGCTTGGCAAAATGATTGGCAAAATGATTGGCAAAGTGATTGGCAAGGAACAGTAACTGGTGTTTTGCCTAATGCTCCTACAATCACTTTAGTCATGTCTGGTTCTACAGCTACAGTCTCTGTCGATGGGGCAGCAGGTGCTACAAACTATGTTTATTATCAAACGATTGTAGGAGGAGATTGGACACTTGGTGGTTTTGTTGTTGGTGACGGTGATGTGGTTATTTCAGATTTAGACGCTGGTCAATATATATTTACAGCTCAGTCTACTGTAAGCGGCGTGCCTTCAGGACTTAGTAATACAGTAATTGGGTGGGTCGTAAGTAGTGATTTAACATTTGATAATTCACCAGCATTTATTTTGGCGAGTTATTTAATCAGTTCGATTTCTAAAATGACAAGTCCATCAGATAGAGATACTTGGCCCCTATACACGGCTCATCTACCTGATGGTAGTAATGTAGAATCAAACGCTGGTTGTATTTATGATACTCCGGGCATTAAAGATGGCAGATTGATGAGCGGCCCGGTAGTTGATCATCCCGGAATACAAATAAAGATCAGATCACTGGACCATCAAATAGGTTACGCAAAAGCAGATGAGTTATCAAAAGCGTTAGATGAAATATCTTATTTTTCGATAGTCGTAAATACAGTGACTTATCAAATTAGGAATGCAAGCAGATTAACACCAGTTACTTTTATAGGGGTTGAAGAAGGCACAAAAAGACGAGATTTATTTACAGTAAATTACTTAACAACAATATTCAAATAGAAAGGGAATATTATGAGTTTACAAACTGATGGTCACAGTACAAGAGTATCTTTTGCAGCAGATGCAAGTGCGGCGGTAACATTGCTTGTTGAAAAATCAGTAACACCGCCTGGTGTTGATGGTGGAGGTCCGGTAGATACCACAACAATGGCAAATACAACTTATCATACACAGCAACCAAAACAGCTTATCACAATGACTAATAGTTCATTTACGGCTGCATATGATCCAGATGTATTAACAAATATAATAGCATTGGTAAATGTGAATACTTTGATCACACTTACATTTCCAGATGCTGTTACATGGGCTTTTTGGGGCTATCTTGATAAGTTTATCCCTAATGCAAATGAAGAGGGTGAACAGCCCACAGCAGAGGTTACTATCGTCCCGACGAATCAGAATGACTCTGCTGTAGAAACAGCACCTGTAGAGGGCTAAAAGAAGAGCATATTTACGCTGTGCTGCGTTGTTATCAGAAATACGTATGATAGTACTAAATTTCTATTTTAACGCAGCACAACTAATCCTGAGAAGAAATAGAACTGTCTTAAATCTTTTGGAAAGGGCTAAAACATGGAAAACTTAAAATTCAGTCTAAAACTCACAGAATTGCCGGTGGAAATCGAAAATGAAGATGGATCAGTATCAACTTATGTTCTGAAGGAAATGGATGGTGCAAAGCGATCTTCATTTCTAAACGATCAATCTTGGCGAGTTAAACTCAAACCAGATGGCGAACCTGAAAGTGTTTCTGATTATAAACACATGCAGGAAAATGCTCTTACACTTTGTCTTTATGATCCTGATGGGAAACTTGTCCCTGTGGCAGTATTAGAAAAATGGCCTGGTGCTGTTTTGACTGCTCTTTATAAAGCAGCTCAAGCATTATCTGGTATGGGCGAAGTTCAAAAAGATGAAGCAAAAAACGAATAAAGGGAGAAAAGCTGGCATGGTTCCAGCTTGCCTCTCATTTAGGTTTATCGTTGCAAAGATGTCAGCAAGAAACAACGTCAACAGAATTTATTGATTGGATGAAATATCTTGAGCAGCAAGACAACACACACACAAAGATGGATTATTATTTTGCTCAAATAGCAGCCAAAATCAGTGGTATGTTTTCAAAGGAACCAGAAAAGTTTAAAACTGAAGATTTTCTTATGCGATTTAGTTTTAAAAAGAAAAAGAAAGTGTTGACCAAAAAAGAAGCTGAAGAAACAATAGAGAAAAAAACTAAAAATCATAAAAACTTCTTTTCTGTTATATTAGGAAGAAAAAAATGATAGGTCTTGATCTTGGTAATTTGATTGTTCATTTAAAAGCAGATACTCGTCAATATACAATGGCGATGGGTGCTGTTGCTGCGAATATGAAGTCAACTGGGACAAGAATGAAGGCCATGGGTACCCATATGTCTTTATACATCACGGCCCCTATAGCTGCAATCGGAATAGCTTCTATTAAATCCTTTGCTGATTTTGATGATGCTATGACTAAATCACTTTCTATTATGAATGATATTATACCAACTGTCAGAAAAGAAATGGAGGGTTTAGCATTATCAATTTCTAAACAGGGTGTCACTTCTGCAAAAGAACTTGCCAGAAGTTATTTCTTTTTAGCATCAGCAGGATTAGGTGCTAAACAATCCATGGCAGCACTATCTACTGTGAATCAATTTGCTATTGCAGGTGCGTTTGATATGGCACAAGCGACTGATTTATTAACGGATGCTCAATCGGCTTTAGGTCTTACCGTAAAAGACGCTGTGGCTAATATGCAAAATATGTCACGTGTGGCTGATGTATTAGTGGGCGCAAATACTTTAGCAAATGCAAGTACACAACAATTTTCATTGGCTCTTACTTCTGGTGCTGGTCCTGCTATGAAGGCCTTCGGTATTGAATTAGAACAGGGTGTTGCTGTATTAGCAGCTTACGCAGATCAGGGTATTAAAGCACAAGAGGCGGGAAACTTGCTTAGTAGGATGCTCAGATTAACCACAAGAGGATTCATGGAGAATCGAAAAGTATGGAAGTCTTTCTCTGTAGATATTTTTGATGTCGAAGGGGAGTTGAAAGATTTAGGTGTCATTGTTGGAGATTTATCAAAGGCTTTAGGTGATTTATCCACAAAGCAAAAAATAGCAGCGTTAGATATGTTAGGTTTTCAGGCAAGATCGCAGCAGGCTATTCTACCATTATTGGGATTAGGTAATAGGATTACTGATTATCAAAATAAATTAGAAGATATGTCAGGTGTTTCTAAAAATGTTGCAGAAAAACAAATGAAATCATTTACTTCTCAAATGAAAATATTTAAAAATCAAATAGTTAGTACAGCAATAGGAATAGGGAATACATTAGCTCCATCCGTCCTCAGATTGAATGAGCATTTGAAAAATGGTTTAAAATGGTGGAGTGGCGTAACCCGAGAAACAAAAGCATGGACAATTGGTTTAGTAGCTCTTGCTGCTGCTATAGGACCGGTGACAATTCTTTTAGGTGCTCTTGTTCAAAGTGCGGGGTTATTATTGGGAGTGATTGCAGCAATAGGTGCTCCTATTTTATTATTAGCTGGGCTTGCTTATACTTTAAGGACTGCATGGAAACAAAATCTCTTTGATATTCAGGGTTATTGGAAAAATTTTTATGCAACAATATCTGAAGTCGTGGGAAAATCGGATAATATCTTTACAAATTGGATTACAAAAATGCCCGGACAATTCCGTGAAGTTGCAAAGCATATGGCTGGTTTTGCAGAAGCCAATGGACAAGGTCTAATATTTATGACTGGTTCAGGCACGGAGGGAATAACCAAAGAAAGATGGGAAAAGATTGCCGCAGCTTATATGGATGGTTATAATGGATTTGAAGACACAGTTAAAGGATCTATGTCAGATTTAAAGACGGCGTGGAATGAAAGCGCGGATGGTCTAGGTACAGGCATTTCTGAAACTTTTAAAGAACTGATGGACGGTTTAAAAAATCAGGTGATCATTGATGCAAAAGATTTAATGAATGTTATTAAAAATCAAATGATGCCAGATAAAGTTTTCGATCTAAGTTTTAGAACAGATTTAGAGCATGGTGGGGCTACTAAAAACATCACAAAAAGTATGAAACAAACTATAACAGATACAATGATTACTCCTGTTAAAGAAGCTGTTGATGGGCTAAAAGAATTTTTAAGATTATTAAATACCCCATCATATCAAATACGGGACCCTTTCTTGACGTCTTTAGGAGCATTCACGGGAATAAGTCAAATAATCAATACGCCACCAAGAAAACATGAAAGACGGCAGCCAACTCTGAGACAACCAACGGGGGGCAAAGCAAATAAAGAATTAGAAAACAGAAAACAGCAGCACATGGAAATAATTACAGAGCAAAGAAAACAAACCAGACTGTTACAAAAAGTCGCCGATCAAGAACCTTTAAGGTAAATATATTATGAGTGTTACACATATAGATTTGGTCGATAATAATGATGGTGAGCAGACGTCAAAAGGTTATCGTTTCACAAGAATCGCTATAATCGAAGATCCTGCATTGTCTTCCGCTTCTGATAAAACGTCTGTTATTTATGATGCTATAAATGATGCTGAGATGCCAAGTATAGGTGATGGTCATCCTTCATTAGCTTCTTGTAAATTAGCAAAAAAAAGATGCTCCTCAATTGATGTGGATACTATTTACGCAGAACTGGTATATGAAACACCCAATATAGTATATTATAATTTAAGGCCAGATGATGTCGCTCAAATTAGTATGGACTCATCCTTAATACAAGTTGAAACTACTAAGGATGGTGCTGGTGCTTCTTTTGCTGCGTTATCTTATACATATCAAAGTGGAAGTGTTAATCCATGGGAACCTGTTAATTCGGATGGTGAGGAGAATTTATTAACAGAAAATGTGACCCTAAGAAGTGAAATTCCTTTAATACCAAAATCAGTACCTCATAGAGTTTACACCGTAACGAAAATGCTGGACACTTTAGACGAGGATGAATTAGAACTTTTAAATCAAACATACCAAGGCACAATAAATCATGCTACTTGGCGAACTTTATATGCAGCAAAATTATGGCTTTGTATTGGTATTAGTTGGAGAAACACCGATTTAGCAGGTACTTATGAAGTGACGTTTAGGTTTGAATATAATCCTTCAACATGGGATGTGTATTTAGAATACATGGATCCTGCAACAGGTAAAGTACCTAGTGATGTTGTGTCTCAGGCGGCTTATGCTACTTATGTTCTTTATCCTACTTCTAATTTTACTACATTAGAAGCAGTTTGGTCTTAAATTATGATTAAAATATTTACAAAAGGGAATCCTGAAACAGTTCGTCGAATGAATGAACTGGTGCATGCTATCAATAAAGAATTAGATATGAAAGGTGATGAGTTTATCCGTATCACTAATAACCAAGCGGGCATTACTTTTCGATTAAATGTAGCTGGACTAAGAAAAAGGCTGGGTAAAAAAAGTGGTGGGGGTGGCGGTAGCACCAGTGGAGAAAGATTAGCTTATTGTGCAGAAGATGCCCCAAGTGGTGATGAGATACAATGTTATTTAGATTCAAATGATATAGAGTCAGCGGGGGCAGGAACAGAAGTTACTGTTGTTTGTAATATATCAAATGGAGATGATCTTGATGAAGCGATGCCTTTACTTTCTAATGATGATCCAATCATAGTGACAAGTATTGGTGGTGTATGGTATAGCACGACACAATTTAATGGGGCTAAGTTTAGAACATGACCGCTTTGCCTTTACCAAAACAATTGAATGAATTTGAGACTAATTTAGGTGACAGTGAGGTTATAGCAATGTGCCCAATAATTACTGGGACGTCGGATACCTTTGTCTGGTGTGGTTCATATAGGGTTCTGGGTGCTTATACTTATTTCCAGAACATCTTTAGCAAGCTGGCTCATATTCTTAGTTTGGATATTGAGCCCGTAAAAATGATTGCTGAGATTTATCATCAAAACTCTCAAACTAGGCTCATACTATCGAGAGACAAAAAATATTGTTATATGCACGGACAGGAATCAACGACAAAAGAATTTGCTCATAAGATTAATATCGCAACGAATGAAATCGTGTGGGCGTCTGCTCACGGTTCTGTAATTCCAAATGTGCCATCTGTCATTGCGATTGATAATGACGAGAATGTTATTGTTAGTTCTTCCGGCAGTGGTGCAAAAACTGAATTGCTAAATGGTGGAACGGGCGTGAGTATGTATAATTCAACTCTGCTGGATTTCAAACAGATTGTTGTTGATTCCTCCGGGTATATTTATGGTGTGCAAGGTAGTGCCAGAGATGATCTTGGAGTCAACGTTTATAAGCTGAATTCTGATCTTACTGTCTCCACATCTTCCTATCCACAAGATACGGCTGCAGGTCAACATATGTTTAGTTGTGCTCTTAATGACGCCGAAGATGTTCTATTTGTATGCGGGGAAACTGGTGATGTAACAGATGTTTCGCTTTGGGCACTTGACCCATCAGATTTATCGATAATTGGTTCTAGTACGATTTTAGGAGTACAGACTAGCCTTTCTATTCCTCGAATGGTGATTATGTCTGATGGTTCTTTAAGGATTATTGCTAGTGACCCAGCGTCGAATTTAATAATGCGGAACATAACGTACTCGGCGGGTACTTTTAGTGAAGTGGTTACAGGTGTATGGCCCGTTTCGTCGATTGCTCACAATTGGACTGATATATATAAAGGACCATTGAATTATTTATTTGTTACGATTAATAGCACTCCGCCAAGTATTCGTGTATTCACAAAAGACGGAGTGTTAGTTCAAGACGTTGATATTCAACAGAGTGTTTATGGCTTGGTATTCCCAAACACAAAAAAGTCTATTTATATGAATCAAACTATGGAGCCAGAAAATCAACCCACCGCACCTGCTGCCAGTATGGATTTTACTGAGCTTGACGATATTGATATGTGCTGTTTTCTTAGTGATGAAATACCACGATTTGATAATACCGATACCTACGTAGAGGATGATGTATTTTGGATAGAGGGTCAGGGAATTGATACAGACTCTAATAATTCATTTTATAATAATATACAAACGAGGGGCACTTTCAGAGTTACGGTGGGATTTGATGCAGAGGAACTTTGGGAAATTCAAAACAAGATTGTGAGGATCAGCAGAGCAGTACCATGCCAGAGTGCCAACTGGGATCAATATAAAGGTTTTGGTGGATACGGTAATTGTCCAAAATTATACACTTTGAGTCTTTTCGGTTTATTAATATCCAATGATGGTGGAGCATCACCTTATAACGGCAATTATATTCTGAAACGCATCTCAGGAATGTTTGGGGCATTTGCTGCTTATGATCCTGTGACGAATTTACAGCTTAATTTCAATATCAATTCGCAACCATTGCCAGCACCTATTGTGGACAGTGGATCAACCACACATACAACAGGACATCTTACAAAAATCAGGGCTTATGTAAAACCGCCGGAAGCTAAAAATAATATCGATATTTTGTACGGCGGTTTGGCACCTGACAGAGTAACGATTATTGGAGATTACACCGGAAGTTATATTGCAGGCGGTACGATCGAAGTTGAAGATTCAAATGAGCCGCTAAACGATGGAGTGTATAATATTGTCTCAGTTTCTTATGCTGTCGGCATAACTTCGATATGGGTAGCAAACGGTAACTTCCATGCCACTTCTTACGGGGGAACGGTAGAGACTGTTCCATTGCCGCAATTAGTTTTTCAGGTCGATATTGTAAACTCAAACGCCGGCGATCCACCAAGTGATCCAGGAAATCCTTTTGCCTTTTCTCACGATGCTAGCCCATCATCTGTAGCAAATGAGTTGACCTCATCAGTTGGTGGCGAAGATAATATTGCCTATAATGGGATTGTCAGTTTATTTCCAGGACGTATAGAAGAATGGGATAATACCACGTTATTTGCTGATGAGGTTATTGTGGTTCATGAGGGTAAAGTATTTCAAGCCCAGCAAGCCAATCAAGATGAAGAACCTGATACCACAGGAGCAGACACTACTTATTGGACAATATTAACAGGGCCAGGAACATACGCATGAATGATTCAGTATATATAATAGGTGGTGGAAATAGTTTAACAAGCTTTCCATTCCATAAATTAGAAAACAAAGAAACTATAGTAGTCAATGAAGCTGCATTGGACGTCCCGAATCCGACATATTGCATCACGGCAGATTCAGGTATATTTAGAAAAGTGCAGAATGGTTATTTTAAAAACATAGATACCACTTGGGTATTAGTAACAAATCCAAATCATTGCACTATGCAATTTAAAAAGGGACAGTTCATAAATATAAAAAATGGATTTGTTTATAATTTATTTGCAATGAATATAATAATAAAAAATGCAGGAGTTGAAGGTATTGGTTTTTCTTTCAAGAATTTTAAAACTGGTTATAATAGTGGGTTTTGTGCTTTTCAATTGGCGGTTCTTTTGGGATATAAAAAGATTTTTCTTTTAGGGATGGATTTAATATCAGAAGCCAAAAAACACCACTATCATAATAGATATAATGAAGGCAAGCACAAAATACAATCTGAAATGTTAGAGTTATTTTATAATAATTGGGTTATTGCTTTTGATGAAATAAAAAGAAAAACTGATATAGAAGTGTTTTCTTGTTCCAAAGTAAGCCGATTAAATAAACATATCCCTTATGTTTCCTTCGGTGATATAGCATGAAGAAACTAAAATTAAAATTAAAATTAAAATTATCCATATTGATATGCACAATAAATGGCAGGGAGAAGAAACTTGATCGCTTATTGCAAATTTTAGATAAGCAAAAAAACAGAATGGAGGAAATCTTAATCGAAAAAGATGATAAGCAAATGACAACAGGGGCCAAAAGAAATATATTACTTCAAAAAGCAAAGGGTGATTATGTGGCTTTTATTGATGATGACGACACAGTGTCTGAGGATTATATACCACAAATATTAAAAGCCGTTAGAACTAATCCAGATTGTGTAGGTATTCAAGGCATAATAAATTCGAGAGCAACAAACACAAATAAAAAGTTTACCCATTCTATTAAATATAAAAGCTGGTTTAGCGATGGGGTTGTATATTACCGTTGTCCAAATCACTTAAATCCTATAAAAAGAAGTATTGCTTTATCAGTAGGCTTTCCAAATATAACAAAACAAGAAGATAAAGCATTTTCATTAGCAATAAGGCCCTTACTTAAAACAGAAGTGTGCATCAATAACATATTATATTATTATTGGGCGAGTTAAAAATGAAAATACTATTTAAGTACCCTACGTTCCGAAGACCAGAATGGTTCAAAGAAACTTTACAGAAATATTATTCAATGTTAAGTGGTAAATTTGATTACGAATTTCTGATCACACTTAACAAAGATGATGAGACAATGAATAATAATCCTATGAAAAAATTTATGTGTAATTATCAACATCTTTCTTATTTATATGGGGATCATAAAAATAAAATAGCGGCTATTAACGCAGACATGGACGGATTAGATTTCGACATCTTATTTTTAATTTCAGATGATATGATACCATTGGTTCCTAATTTCGATGCGGTTATCGTAGAAAGGATGCTGGAACACTTTCCAAATATGGATGGGGCTTTGCATTTTAATGATAATTGCTGCGGTCAGGACAGAACAATAACATTGTCTATTATGGGCAAATCCTTATATGATCATTTTGGTTATATTTACCATCCTGACTACATGAGTTTTTATTGTGATAATGAATTTACAGATGAGGTGAGAAAATTGGATAAAGTGGTGTATTTTAAGGAATTAATTGTGAGCCATAATTGGAAAGGTGGTGGTGGTGGGGATACTGTTTATAAAAGAAATACGAAACTAGGAAAGGGTGATGCAAATACTTATAACAGAAGAAAGAAGATGGGGTTTCCAAAATGAAAAAAATGATCAGTTACTCTTTATTTGGAACCAGTCCTAGGTATCATGGAAATCTGGCTTATGTCTTAGTCGCCAATTCTGTTATATATTCTGATTTTTGTATGAAATTTTATGTACATGAAGATGCTACTGAAACAAAACAATTTGGCATGTTGCAAAAGGTTTCTGAGATATTCCCAAACGTCGAGATAGAAATTATGAAAGAATCTTATGAAGGTACTAAACCAACAACATGGAGGATGAAGCCTTTATGGGGCAATGATGTTGATTTATTATTATGCAGAGATTTAGATCATATTACTAATAAACTGGAAAGAAAATCAGTACAGTATTTTTTAAATCATAATGCTTATTTGATCCATGGCATAAGAAGTTATGCATTACATTCTGCTCCTTATCTTGCCGGGCTGGTTGGTTTTAGATGTAAAGCACTCAGGCCTTTACTTTTTCATATGGCTAATTGTTTTGAAGATTATATTCGATGGGGTGAAAACTTCGTTGAATATTGTAAAGACTGGCGATGGGGGTGTGATCAAGCTTTAATGAGAGATTTTTTCTGTGAAGCTAAAATGTTTAGGAAATCATTAGACACTCCACAATATACTGCTCCACAATTGATATCTAGATACACTTGTAATACCGTTATGCCCGAGCAGTACAGAAGAATTAAAGAAACACCAGGTTGTAATAAGGCTTGTTTGGCGTATAGCGAATCCATTGCTCCTTCATTTACAGGACAAGCAGTAACAGCCACAACTAATCAGACTAAAGAGTTAATTGAAAAAGCAGATAATGATATGGCAAGATTGATTTCTAAATACATATAAAGGTTTATTATGTTTGAGATTATTGTAGTTGCTTCTGCTAATAGAAAATCGATTATAGAAAAGTACCTTTATGCTACTGGCGTTCCCTATAAGATAAGTGTGACTCCTAATTACAATTTTTCCAGTTCTTTTAAACCAAAAGTGACAGGACTGGTTAATAATCATATAGGGGCTTATCGATGTTCGAGAGGACACCAAGACGCTTTAAGATTGAGTACGTTTGATAATGTTTTAATATTTGAAGATGACGCAGAACCCAATACTTCTCACTGGATGGATACTATCAAACATTCAGTTAGCTATTTGAAAGATGTCGAAATGGTATCTTATCATGGCCGACAAATGCAACCAGAGCATTTCAAAAGAGCCTATCCTGGATATATTAAACCTGTTGAAAGAGATGTTTGGATTGTAGCAGCATTAGCTTATATGATAAACAGAAAAAATATAGAAGAGTTGTTATCATATGAATACGACGGCACTCCTTGGGATATATTACTGTACAGAAGTCTTTCGTATTGTTTATTAGAGAATAGTTGTTTTGATCATAACAGATCGGAGGGTTCGTTAATCGATGTCTAATCGTATAGTGCAATGCAGCTCATTAGGTAATTTTGGCAGGTTTGGAAATCAATTATTTCAATATGTATTTGCGAGAGCATATGCTGAGAAATACAACGCTGTTTTAGAGTTGCCTCCATGGATAGGTAGCAAGATATTCAATCTCAAGCCTTATCCGATTACAAGAAAATTACCAAGAACACAAATTGACAAGATTCCATGGGGCGAAACAAATGTAGATTTGTTCGGTTATTTTCAGACGAAAGAATGCTATGATATTTTATCGGAAAAGAAAATAAGAGAATGGCTTATATTCCAAAAACGATGGTTATCTTATTTAATGCCATCAACAGAGATTGTAGCTCATCGAAGAATAGGTGATTATGCTTCTTTATACTCAAACATTTTTTGTATTATAAGCAAAGAATCTTATATAAAAAACGAGGACTCCTCAAAGATAATATGGGTATCTGAAGAAAAGGCTACTAATGATCCTATGATGAATGATATCAGCTATTCTAATACCCCGAGCAGTCGATATGGAAATGATCCGTTTTATAAAGATAAGGGCATTAGTTTTTTACCAGACTTTTTCAGAATGACAAATGCTAAAGTTCTATTGCGGGCAAATTCAACATTTAGTTTTTGGGCAGGGTTTTTCAACACTCAAAAAGTATATAGTCCGGTTGTTAAAGGATTGGTTGGAGAACAGGATGTAAAATTTGTTGAGGGGAATCATTCCGCTATTTGTAATG